GGACTGGACGACATGCTCTATCCCTTGAACACCGGGGTCGTCGGCAAGGAGCCGGAAGACCCGAACGCATAAGACTATGGACAAGATTTTAATGAGGGCCTTCGTGCCCGAGATCCGCAAGAAGGACACCGACACCAGGACGGTGACCTTCGTCGCATCCGACGGATCGCGTGACAGCGCCCACACTGTCCTCAACCAGGCCGGCTGGGACCTCAAGCGCTTCAACGCGAACCCGGTCATCGGCTACAACCATGAGGTCTACGGAGCCTGGGACACCAAGGACGTGGACTTCGTCATCGGCAAGGGCCGCGCCTACGTCGAGGACGGCAAGCTGCTCGTCGACATCACCTTCGAGCCCAAGGCGTTCAACGAGCTGGCTGAGAAGGTCTACCAGAAGGTCCTCTTCGGCTCCCTGAATGCCGTCTCCGTCGGCTTCCTCCCCAAGGGGCAGGGCCGCTGGGGCGACGGTGATGAAGCCCGTGGCGAGGCGAACGAGACCTACTACTATGCCGGTCAGGAACTCCTGGAGATCTCCGTCGTGAACATCCCGGCCAACGCCAACGCCACCCGGAAGGGCGAGGATCTCGCCGCCGAGGAGCTGGCCGCCCTGTATGCCGAGGACGACGCGAGGAAGAAGGCGCAGGAGTCCCAGCCGGAACCCGAACTTGAACCCGAACCCGAGCCGGAAGAGAAAGGCGTGGACGCCGAGTCCGTGCTGCGGGAAGCAGACTTAATTCTGGCAGCGTCGGCTGCTATTGTTTAACCATAACCCCACACAAAACCATGCGCAAAATCGCAGACATCCGCAAGGATCTGAAGGCCCAGATCGAATCCGTCCGGGCCATGGATGCTACGGCCGACAAGGCTGCCTATGATGCCGCCGTGCAGAAGGCCGTAGATTTCGCCCACGAGTTGGACTCCGCCACCAAGGTCGAGGAAGCCGAGCAGCGCCTCGCCGAGAAGCAGCTGTCCGACCTCGAGAAGGGCGCGAACCGTTCCTTCTCCATCGTCAAGTTCATCCGTGAGGCCGCCGAAGGCAACCTCTCCGGCCTCGAGGCCGATGTTGCCGAGATGGGCGCCAAGGAGTACGAGCGTCTTGGCCTGTCCAAGAAGGGCTTCGTCCTCCCGTCCGCCGTTCTCCGCGCTTCCGCCGGTCAGAACTACACCACCGCTGCAGACGGCGGCAACGCCAAGTCCGAGATGGCTCCTCGTTACATCGACGGCCTGAAGGACCGGATGGCCATCGTCAAGCTCGGCGCCACCGTCCTGAGCGACCTCGTCGGCACCCTGCCGCTGGTGGGCGCCGGCAACATGACCGCCGCCTGGCTCGCTGAAGGCGCCACCGCCACCGTCTCCAAGGCTGCGTTCAGCAAGGTCACCATGACCCCGCACCGCAACGCCATCGTCGGTGCGTTCTCCAAGGACCTGCTCCGTCAGACCTCCCTCGACATCGAGCAGATCGTCTGGAACAAGATCCAGGAGGCCCACGCCCGCCTGCTCGAGACGGCCGCCATCGCCGGCACCGGCTCCAACAGCCAGCCCACGGGTATCCTGACCGCGCTCGCCGCCGTCACCAACACCCCGAACATCATCGCCATGGGCACCAACGGTGGCGCCATCACCTGGGCGAAGGTCGTGGCCCTCGAGACCAAGATCAACGCCGGCAACGCCAACCGTGGCAAGCTGGCCTACCTGACCAACGCCAAGGTCGTCGGCGACCTGAAGACCATCGAGCGTGCGAGCAACACCGCCCGCTTCCTGCTGGAGGGCGACCGCCTCAATGGCTACCCGATCGAGTGGACCAACCTCGTCCCGTCGAACCTCACCAAGGGCACCGCTTCCGGCGTCTGCTCCGCGATGATCTTCGGCAACTTCGAGGACCTCTACATCGGTCACTGGGGAGGCGTGGACATTGTGGTCGATCCCTTCACCCTCGCCGCGAACGGTGACGTCCGCATCATCCTCAACTCCTGGGATGACTGCAAGGTCGTGGAGCCCGCGTCCTTCGCCGCCATCGTCGACCTCACCACCAACGCCTAATCCTACGCCGTCATGGAAACCCGCGACATCCTGGAGATCACCAGCCCGTCCCTCGCAGACTTCCGCAGGCATCTGCGGATCACGTCGAACGATCTTGACGCAGAGCTTCACGCGAAGCTCCGCGCCGCCATCCTTCTGGCCGAGCATGAGATCTCCACGGTGATCGCTCCGTCCGAGTACGGTATCACCTGCAAGTTCGTCCACAACCTTGGCCTGAGGTGGCCTGTCCGCAGCGTCACCCTGGTCAAGGTTGACGGCGAGCTTCTGCCGGAGACCGACTACTCGTTCACGGAGAAGTGCCTGACCATTTCGGAGGGTGTCGCCGGATCCAGGATGGAGGTAGTGTACGAGGCGGGTCTGGAGCAGGTCCCCGAGGACGTCCAGGCGGCCATCCTGCTTCTTGCCGGAAGCCTGTTCAACAACCCGACGGACCGCCCGGAGGAGCGTGACCGTACCACGGCGCGCAACCTCCTGCGGCCCTACCGCACCTGGGGAGACCACTGATGGAGAACCTGATCAATATCGGCGAGCTGGACACGCTCGTGCTGCTTCGCTCCTGCGTCATCACGTATGGCAAACAGGGCGCGAAGAAGTACAGTTTCCAGGACTATGCCGAGGTCTACGCAAAGGTGGACCGGACGGTCTCTGAGAACGTCACCAACACCAACCTTGAGGAGGGACAGGAGATCACCCTGACCATCTACAAGGTCAAGGCTCTCACCACCCGCTGGCGGGTAGTCGTGGAGGGGCGTTCTTACGAGATCACCGGCATCGACCCCATCTCCAGGGTGTCCCCGCTTTGCCACCTCAACCTTCACGCTGTTGACTGATGCCCGCTGTCCGCACATACATCACCGGACTCGACGATGCGCTGAAGTGCTTCGACCAGGCGCCGAAGAACCTCCTGAAGGTCGTCAAGACGGCGCTGAAAGACGGCGGGAAGCAGGCGGCGAAGGAGATCCGGAAGGCGATGCCACGACGGTTCAAGAGGCTGGTGTCCTGCAAGGTGGTGAAAGGGGCTCTTTCCAACGACTGGAGCGCTCTGGTGGGCGCCTTCAACAAGGCGAAGAGCGGCACGGACGAACCGGACGACTGGTACAAGGCTTATTGGAAAAACTACGGGACGCTGACAAAGCGTGACAAGGACCACAAGTTCGACTACCCGATCAAGAAGTTGTCAAGGAAGCGGAGGAACGAGGTCGGCCAGGACGCCGAGAAGTTCTACGACAAGTCCATCGACCCGGCGCAGAACGCATTCATCCGGGCATTCCAGGACAGCATCAAGAAACAGGAAGACAAACTCAAGGAAAGATGATCGAAGCCCTTCACACAAAGCTCGTATCTACACTCAACGAGTCGCAGATCTATCCAGCCCTCTCGGAGGACGAGATAGACAGCTACCCGTATGTGACGTTCGAGCTTCCGACGGAGTACCAGTACGACAAGGACGGGGCGTACAGGATCGTGGGCAACCTCACCATCCGTTCCGTCTCCGACGACTTCGACGTCGCGGACTCTCTCCGCGCAAGGATCGAGGCCTCCATCGCGGGGGGATTTTCCGGCCATACATACACGGCCCGCATCGCTGACGTCCGGAAGGACTGCACCGACGGCGTCTGGGTCATAGAGCTCGACTACATTCTTCATCAAAACAACAATTAAACAACGAATATCATGGCTGTTGAAGGTTACAACATCGCATTCCGGATCGGCGGCAACACGATCGCCGGTCGTACCCAGGATGACCTGACCATTGCCGCACGGACGAAGGAAAGCCTGACCAAGGACGATGCGGGGCAACCCCAGACGTCTATCACCGGTCACGACATCACCTTCCGTGCAACCGCCCTCATGGACGTCACCGGCGGAACGGGCAAGATCTCTCGTGACACCCTCTTGGCTGACGCCCTGGCAACCGGTTCCAGTGCCGTTCTGGAGTTTACCTATGTTGCTACTGGAGGTACTACGTACGGTGGCAAATGCGTCATCACGAACTACACCGAGTCGTCCAACGCCTCCGACGAAGCGACGATCACTGTCGACTTCCGCGTCAGCGGCGCGATGTCGATTGTCTCTTAACCCCATTTGAAAAATGAAGAAGGACT